TCTCTTTGGTGTTAAAGGTTATGCCATATCCTTGTAGACTTGAGTCCCTTTGTAGCTCGTAGCCACCAAATCTACCTGCGTAGATTAAATAACCTATACACTTTTCTTTTTCAGAGTAATTCCTTATATCAAAAAAAGCAGGGGATACATTGATTTTTCCTTTGTGTCCACGAATATCTGCCTCTACTACGGCATCGTTTAATAGTTGAACTAATGTTTTCATTTCTCTTTTGTTTTTAAGGTTTTCATACAATAAGAATAAAAGTCTTTATCCTCAACTCCTTCAAGTTTCTTTTTCAATAATTCATTCATCTCTTTGAAACCATTCTCAAATGCTTTGTCAATGCGCCTCCAAAAAAGATAGTCTTGGATTTCCTTCACTACGATGAGTGATACAAATGCAATTGCGATAATTAGTAGTGTGACTTCAATCATTTCTCGTTTGTTGTTAAAGTAACTGCATAACCAAACTACCAACACCCCAAGATGCTACCACAATTAACCAAAACAAAGCCCATATCTTAAGTCCATAGCATATATAGCAGTCGGCTTCTTCGTAAAATTCTTTGGGAGTAAAAGCCTTGCCCGTCCAATAAGCACCTATTGCAAGTAGTGCTATTACAATGATTCCTATTATTATTTTCATTTCTCTTTGGTGTTAAAGGTTTTTATTTCACAATCTGGATAGGTGCAGTTGTTGTTTAGTCTGCAACTCTCACCTTCTCTTTTTATATGCTTACACCTTTTGTTGGTGTCAACTATTTTGTGCAGTTTACTTGACATCGTTGGTTATATGTATGTGCGTATAATGAAACAATTTACCCTTATTTTGTATGCTTAAACATACAATTTTACCCTTATTCTGTATAGCGCAGTAATCATCGTGGGTCTATATCTTCTTGGGTTATGATAATCTCAATGCCTTCGTACTTTAATTGTCTTAAAGCCTTACGGCATTCTCTGGCTTTCTCTATCGTGTCAAAGACTACATCAAATTTGTCCTTGACGAATACTCTAAACTTGTTCATAATAGTTTTTGGTGTATTTGGTTTAACATCTCTTTGTACTGTGGGTAGTCACCATACTTGATATGGCAAGGGCGGCATACCGCCATTAGGTTCTCTATTCTGTCTTTAGTAGTGCTACCCCCACTACCTCTGTTGTCTATATGGTGGATGTCATTGGCTCGTGTCCCACAAACCTCACATCCTATGAAGTCATCTAACACATAGCCGAAGTAGTCCATATATATCTTGGTGTGCTTTTTCACAACTCTCCGCTAATGGTATAGTTGTTAATCATTTCTTGTATCTCCTCCAGAGGTCTATTCTCAAAGAAGTCGTGGTATTGATTCAAAGCAAACATTACCTTCTCCTCTCCCTTGTTGTAGAACTCCTCACTAACGGAGTAGACACCTACATCACACGAGAGCTTGTCTATTACCAAGAACTTGAACTTGGTATAGTCTACATTGAATAGTCGGCAGTATAGATATACCTGTACATCGTAGGAGTATTTGTGTCTTGCGGAATACACAAAGTTGCGTAGGTCACTCGTAGTCTTGAGGTCAATGATAGTACCGTCATTCTTTATGATGTCGGCTTTGCCTCTAAAGGGGTATCCCTCTACATAGTCTACGGCAGGTACTTCAAAGGTAGAGTCTCTTAATAGCTCTACTGCTTGGTGATTCTTGAAGAGGGCTTCAGTCATACGCTCTGCAAGTTTACGCTCCTTTGTAGTGTAGAGTAAGTGGTTGGGGTGGATTGCTTTCGCATCTTTCCACTTCTTGGTATTCTTACTTGCTACATCTATGAAGGTCATCTCATTTATCTTGTGAGGTTCTAATACCATTGTGTGTATTAGTCTACCATCTCGTAGAGCTTGGCTATTGGTCTCCTCACCATACTGCATTAGATTGTAGTAGGTTCTTGGAGAGTCCAGAAGTTTCTTTAGGTTAGATGAACTGAACGCTACCTTACCGAGATAGCCATAGTAGAAGTCATCTTCAATAGCTTGTTGTACAAGCCATTCTTGAGAGTGTTGCTCACCATTGAGCATTGTGATTTGTTTAGACATAGGTGTGTTTATTTATCGGGTTAATCCCATTGCTTGAATAAAGCGTTGACCCTTATCATAGTCAATGCCTTTTATAAGTCGGTAGATAAAAGCAGATGCTCTCTTAACGGATTCCATCTCTGCCTTGCTTGTGTCACTTCCTGTATTTGCATACATCTGGGCATCTATGTGTAAGAGTTTGTCAATCGTCTCTTTGTCGCTTAACGCTTCCTCAAATACTATTTGAGCCTTATAGATTGCTTGAGTGTGTGTCATCATTTTTGATAGTCTATTTGTCGTGTGATTATTTCTTCTTCGTCATCGCATACGCAAGTCTCCTTCTCACAATCGTGGCAGCAGTTACATACCCAACTGTCATCACAATACTCATAGCAGATGTCACATTGCGCTGCTTGGTCTTCTTGGTACGAAGCCAACTCTCTATCCAAGTAGTACATTATATTCTCTCTATTAGTTCGTAGATAAATAGAAAGAACGCTATGCCTATGGCAGAAGCAATGAATAGAGTGCCTCCGTAGAGGAGGTCTTCTTTAAGGGTGTAGATTTTCTTTGACATAATACTTTTGGTTTAAAATTGGAAGTTCTTTACTCCTTGCATTAGAGCAATAGCTTGAGTTAACAACGCTGCATCACTCATAGCTTGTATTTTCTCTTCTTCATTCAACCAGTCACCACTAACATCAGCAGATGAGTTAAGCAATGCCGTTTGCATCATTTCAATAATCTCTTTCTTTTCCATTTTAATAAGTGTTTTGGTTATTTGCACACAGCTAATATACACAAAATTCTTAACAACCTACATAGGAATAGAAATTTCTTGAAAAATTATGTCTTGCACATCCTCTATCCTCAAGTATGTAAACACATCCTGCTTACCGAATCTGCCTATCCATTTGTACAAACCCTGTGAAGGTTTCACCCTATTCTTTCTGGTAACATTCTCTTTGGTAAATTCATCGCACAACTCTATAGCCTTCAACCTCAACTTGTCCTTCTCCATTACATAGAACCTATCGGGAAACTGAAAGGCGATGTACTCTGCTTTAGAATCTTTAGCACACCATCCGTGATAGCCCCACACATTAAGAAACTCCAGAAGAATAAATCCGTGCTTATGCATCGGCTTGAGTCCCTTGACATCTACGAGCTTATCACCCCAATAGAAATCAATGTGCTTCTTGTCATCTTCAAGTTCGGACTTGACTGCTCCTGTAAGAGCCTTAAACAACTCCTCACCATCTTTACCTATAGAGATGCAATGGTCAGTTCTTTCATCGGATTGATTCAATCCTTTCTTGAGATATGTGTTTAGGCTATCGGAGCTCATTAAGGTCTGTGTCTTTTAGTTTCTTGTCCCCATCATAGAATGAGAATCTATTATGTGTGTACTCTACACGAAAGCCTCCGTAGTTACCACTAACATCAAACTTGTACTCGTCTGTGTCGTGTATTGTCGTGATGCCTTCAGCCTCTTTGTACTCCTTTACCTTATGACCTTGAGTCCATAGGTATACAAGTAGCAGCTTACTGACCTTCGTATTCTCCATATATCTTCTTGAGGTCTGCAATATGTTGTGACCATTCTCTCGGATTGCAAGAACAAGGAATGTAATACTTGTGTTGAAATACTCGTGAGTGTATTCTACTCAATGGCTCTTGGTACATCTCTTTAACCTCTCTACCATTGAAGTCATTAAAGAACTGCTTGAGGGTCGTGTACTCCCCTTCCTCTAAACATAGAGGTTGTGTTCTTCTTGGGAACAATTTATTGAGCTTCTCCTTACGAGCATCACACCCACAATCAATACCTGTGAGTTCAGCAAAGGTGTCTACTACTTTCTTGATTCCCGTAGCCTTTGTGATTTTCTCAATGTCATCACCTAACCCTTTAGATGAGGTCGCTTTCACCGTTCTCGTAGTCTTGGTAGTCTTCTTTGATTTCTTCTCGGACATAATTCTTTGTTTTATTTAATGTGTCAAAAATACTAAAGAGAGATATTTTCGTTTCTTTCTCAATGTCCCTCATACTCATATCAGTAGTGTGGTAGATTTCAAACATCTTCTTGTCATACCAATGTAGTTCATTGACCTTATCCCATATCTTGTCTATTAGCCTTTCAAAGCCCTCTGCCGTTTCATAGTCAAAGGCATCTAACTCTGTATCATACTCTACCATATCTCCAGAGAATACAAGTATCTCTTTCTTGTTCTGGTAGTTCCTAACCATATTGCGAAGGGTAACCCATACAAACAACTTGTTGGGTTGGTCTTTGTACATAATCCGTTCTGGGTTCTCTATGTACTTATGAAGGCGTAGGTACATCTCTTGCACAATGTCTTCGGCATAGTCTCCTGCACCGAACTTGTACGCCATCTTTATCCACTCCTTATGGTTAGCGGCAAGTAGGTCTAACACTGTCATTCCTCTCTCTCGGTTGCCCAAGTGATTACCAACGCAAGAACCCCGAAGCACAACTGCAAAGAGTGGTACTTGGGGTTCTCAAAATCGTCATTCATCTCGGAGTTCCAATAGTTAACTCCTACAAGTAATCCTGCAAGGGGTGCTATGTCAATCGCAAAGTTCATATTCCTTTTTAAGTTGTATCATATCTTGCTCCATAATATACAACTTTTCACGAGTTATTGACAACTCTTCACGAGTTTTTTGTAAACGCTCCGTTAGTAAAGCATTCTGCTTGGTTAGTCCCCAATCTATTCCTTCCTCTTGAGAGCCTCGTAGCTTGTCCATAATAGCACAACATTGGTTAAAGAACTGCATATAGTTCCTGTCAAACTTTAGGTTCATCTCGTGTCCTTTAGTTGCGTGTATTATCGTTGCGTGGTTCTTATTACAGACCTTTGCAATCTCAAGGGTTGTGTACAAGTCTCTTGCAGCTACCATAAAAGCAAACCTTGCCATCACATTCCTTTGCTCTCTGGTAGGTGTAATTTTGTGGTGCGTTGTGTAGTTATCGTATTCCTCTTGTAACTGTAGTATTGTTGCTCTCATTTAAGGTGTTCGTTTAGATTATCAAATCGCTCTTCGTAAGCGTTTATCTTTTTGGTTAGGTTGCGAATGGTTAGCTTGAGGTCGGAGTTCTTTGCTTCCGCCTCCCATACCATCTGCTGCACATCCTCTACCATACCTATGGCAGAATCTATAGCGGAGTAGATACTAACGAGGTCAATGAATATATCCATCTCATACTCGTTCTCTGGGTCTTGAGGTTTAAGGGCATTGGCTATCTGCATTAGGTCTTGATTCTTTTGTCTCAACCATAATAGAGCAATGCTCTTACTTCCCCCTCTTACCCATCGGTAATCTTCGTCTTTTAATTCTTCCATCTAAAAAGGCATTTTGCTTTGTTCTTTTTCTTTCTTTCCTATCAAGTTCTCTCCGTGAATCTCAAACCCTACATTGTTAGGTATGCTCCTAAATCTTACAGGCTCATCTAATGGAGTTGGTCTACCACCTGTCTCCACCTCTTTCACCTTGCGGATATGTACTTGGTTATACATCCATTCCGTAGGGTGTTGAATATAACGATGAATCACTACAAAGTCATCTGCTCTGTTTACAAACTTACCACCGCCTTCAATATCTGCTGCGCTTGGTGGCATAGGGTGACCTGCATATTCGTGTCCTGCGGAGTGCTTCATTCTTAAAGCATTCGTTACTGCGTGAGCATTTAACCAGATACTTACATCGTGTTGTTTTGCCCAATTTCTAAAGTGGGTACTAACTTCGTAATCATATTCGTGACCACCAAGTGTTTTAAACATCTCTTTGTCCTTTACCAAAGAATTGTAAGGGTCAATTAAGAAACCATCAAAGCCCTCTTCGTGGTAGATGTCTGTAGCCTCCTCAATTAAATCTTTGTAGGTGTACATCTTCTTATCACTATCAATGATAATGAAGTAGCGTTGTACTAAATCAAGAGCCATCTGGAACTCATCTTCATCTATCTTATTAATGGGTTTACCCAAGAAGAACTCGGAGAGCTTCTTTGCAATAGATACAGGTGTGTTCTCGGAACTGAATACAAGCCACTTAACATCATTGACAATCGTTTGAAGTAGCATTAAATATAACATCACGGATGTCTTACCAACATTTGCGTGACCTAATACAACATTGAAGTTGCCTCGTTTGAATCTCAAGTGTTCATCAAGATTCCATTGCCCGAACTTTAGACCTTCCTTGACTTTGCCCATTCGGACATCGTCAAGTTTACCAAAGACATCGGCATAAGATATTTTAGACATAGTGTGTTTTAGGTGTTAAAAAGAGGAGCGCAATGCGCCCCCCTAATGATTCTTCTTTAGAATGGTAAGCCGTCCTGTCCTACAGGAGCTTCCTCTCTTCCTTGAAAGTGTTGCTGATGAGTTGAAGTGGCTTGGGCTGCGCCTTTCTTCATTACCCAATCAGCAAAGAGTTGAGCATTCGCAATAACTACTTGCGGATTTCCACCAATCTCGGCTGCTGCCTTGAGAGCCGTTTGGCGAATGATTGATTCGTCTTTAGAGGTATGTGTACCACTTGGAGCAGATGTGCCGTTAGAAGGGGCTACATTAGCGTATTGTGGGTTAACAGGCTTTACCGTGTAGTAGGTCTTGCCGTTGTACTCTCTTGGGATGTAATCGTAAGTAGCCTCTTGTCCTACCAAGAACTTGTTCTGGTCGGCAGACTTGGAGTTATACTTACCATTATCTCCATTTTCAAATGTTACATAGAACCCATAAAGTGTTCCATACTGACCGTTGTACGGCTCTCCTGCGGACTTGATGTCCTTTACAATAGATGTTTTTGTCATCGTTATTTAATTTAGTTAATAGTTCAAAGTTAATAAAAATGTTTATACTCGCAAGGTTGCACCCTTTAATCTAACCTCAACTTCACAATAATTCTTTTCAACGCTTGGGTCAAAAGTGATAGTGAGCTTGTGGTAGTGTTTAGGATTATCGTCTGCAATCCATTCGTTAGCAACGAGAGTATCAGCAGTAAATTTTGAAACAAGTACAAGGTTGTCCACATCGGCACGAGTATTGTACCTAATATGGATAGACATACTCTCTGCAAAATGGTGGTCATAACGAGCCAATTCTGCTTCAACGATTTTTTTATATTCATCTTTTGTTTTTTTTCTA